TAAGTTAAAAGCTATCTTTATAGATGAAGCACAAGACTTATCTCCATTACAATGGCAACTCTATGATAAGCTAAAAGAAAATTGTGATGATATATATTTAGCTGGTGATGACGACCAAGCCATATTCGCTTGGGCAGGTGCTGATGTTAATAGATTTATAAAAGAGCCTGCAAATGAACGAGTTTTAAGGTATTCGAGAAGAGTATCAAGAGCAGTGCAGGAACAGTCTCAAATAGCAGTGAGTAAGATAGCAGGCATCAGGAAACACAAAGAATACTTGCCACGGGCGCAAGAGGGCTTTGCGTCTTACATCAATAATTTAGGACAAATAGATCTTACAAAAGGTAAATGGTTAATCTTAACAAGAACTAAAAGTAATTTGTTAGACATAATGAAAGAACTTAAAAGTAAAAATATTTATTATCAAAGTAACAAAGGTAAAAGTTTTAACGTAGGTATATATAATGGAGCGATGGCTTATACTAAATGGATAAGAGAAGGTAAGCTAGAAGAAAAAGAAATTAATGACGTCAGAGAATATATTCCCAGTGGGAATTGGAATCCTGAAAAAAATTGGTATGATATCTTTGTAGCTGATCAGAAAGAAATACTTTACATTCGAAATATAATTTCTGGGGGTGAAATACTTTCTGAAAATGCAAGGGTGTGGGTGTCTACAATTCATGCAGCTAAAGGTGGTGAAGAAGATAATGTAATACTTTCTTTACATCAAGGTTCCAAAGTACAGAAAAGTATTAGGCTAAGTGTTGACAAACAAGATGAAGAGCATAGAGTGTGGTATGTCGGCATTACAAGGGCAAGAAATAATTTATACAAACTGAAAGCTAAAAAGAAAATAAAGGAGTATCAACTATGAGTACATTTTTTCACAGACAAATTGAATTTGATGTATTAAGAAAAACACCGAAAGCTGTTTTGATAAAAGTAAATAAAGTTAAAAGTACAAAATATAATAGACTATATAAAAAATTTAAAAAATTTTTAGAACCCGTAGAAATGTGGATACCTAGATCATGGATTAAAAGAGATGTTTGGGTAGACACATCTTATGGAATAGGTAATATGGAAGTTCCTCATGAAAGATTCTGGGTATGGGAAGAAGGGTTTCTAAAAAACTTAAAACAATTATATTTAAAAAGGGAGAAAAACTATGACACATAAAGATATATTTGAGGAATCATTTCCACAATATACACAGGTAGGCGGGAATCATTATACCAAGTTTCCTATTCAACCATACGAGTTCATTTCTAAAAATGATCTTTCGTTTTTCCAAGGCAATGTTGTGAAATACGTTTGTCGTTATCAGCGGAAGGGGGGAGTGGAAGATCTTAAAAAGATTGTACATTACTGTCAATTAGAAATGTTAAAAATGAGTGACATGAAAAAGAAAAAATAATGCCTAACAGAAATTTTAAAGCTAAAAATATTACGGTAAACAAACATAAGTTTCGTTTAGAAATTTATAATAAGTTAGTTGATTGGGAAATATTTCCTCATACTTATGACGCAGCTCTATATGCATTTAGTAATAAAGAAAAATTAAATAGGATAGTTGCAAAGAAATACGTATTACAAAAATGAAAATACCTAAATACTTAACACAAACCGAATGGGTACAGCCCACTGAATATCCTGATCTAAGAGATTACGATGAAATTGCAATCGACTTAGAAACAAGAGATCCTGATTTAAAATCAAAAGGATCAGGTGCGGTTACAGGTAATGGTGAAGTTGTTGGTATTGCTGTAGCTACATTTAATGACAAATGGTATTTTCCAATAGCTCATGGTGAAGGACCCAACATGAGTAGAACTAAAACTTTAGAATGGTTTAAAGATATTTGTGAATGTCCAGCTACAAAAATATTTCATAACGCAATGTATGACGTATGTTGGATACGTAATTTAGGTATAAAAATCAACGGTTTAATCGTAGATACGATGATTGCGTGTTCTGTTTTAGATGAGAATAGATTTGCATACACACTAAATGCTTTGTCATGGTTTTATCTTAACGAAGGTAAGAATGAAAAAGCTTTGAATGAAGCTGCAAAGTCTAGAGGACTAGATCCAAAAGCAGAGATGTGGAAATTACCTGCAAGTGAAGTAGGAGCTTATGCTGAAAAAGATGCTGAACTAACTTTTAAACTTTGGCAGTATGTAAAAAAATTATTACAAGAAGAAGACTGTGAAGATATATTTAATTTAGAGACTGATCTTTTCCCTTGTTTAGTCGATATGCGTTTCCTAGGGGTTCGGGTAGACGTGACAAGAGCCAATCAATTAAAAAAAGAATTAACAACACAAGAAGAACGCCTGATACACAAAATAAAAATAGAGACAGGAGTAGAAACTCAAATATGGGCTGCACGTAGTATCCAAAAAGTTTTTGAATATTTAAAATTACCTTTTGAAAAAACTGAAAAAACTGGTGCACCTTCATTTACAAAAAATTTCCTTTCTAATCATGAGCATCCTATAATTCAAATGATAGCAGAAGCTAGAAAAATAAACAAGGTCAATACAACATTTATTGATACAATTTTAAGACACGAACACAAAGGTAGAATTCATGCGGAAATAAATCAGATTAGATCTGATGATGGTGGTACAGTTACGGGTAGATTTAGTTACTCTAATCCTAACCTACAACAAATTCCAGCTAAGGATCCAAACACGGGACCATTAATAAGAAGTTTATTCTTACCTGAAGAAGGTTGTCAGTGGGGTACGTTTGACTACTCGCAACAGGAGCCAAGATTAGTTACAGAGTACGCGTTAAGATTTGGATTAGCTTCCGTTAATAAAATTGCAGACGCTTATGATAATGATCCAAAAGCAGACTTTCACCAAACTGTTGCAGACATGGCAAAGATTCCAAGAAGTCAGGCTAAGGTAATTAACCTTGGTTTGTTTTATGGTATGGGTAAAGCTAAACTAGAAGCAGAGTTAGGTGTATCCAAAGATAAAGCTAAAGAATTATTTGATACCTATCATGCTAAAGTTCCTTTTGTAAAACAATTAACAAATCAATTAATGAGTGCTGCTCAGAAACAAGGTAAGATAAAAACTATTTTAAATAGAAAATGTAGATTTCCAAAATACGAACCAATACTAAAAGGTAATGACTGGGGTAGGTTTGTACCTGCACAAGATCATGAAAGAATGTTAGAGCTTCAAGCAATGGGACCACATGAATTAGATGAGGAAGGAAACATTGTTAAAGACAAAGATGGTAATCCTAAAAAAAATTACTGGCACGAGAATGGTCATCGTAGAGCTTTTACTTACAAAGCATTAAATAAATTAATTCAAGGTAGTGCAGCTGATATGACTAAGAAAGCTATGATAGAACTTTATAAGGAGGGTATTACACCGCATATACAGATACATGATGAACTTGATATATCTGTTATAAATGATTTAGAAGCTGCAAAAATAAAAGATATAATGGAAAATGCAGTTGAATTACAGATACCTAATAAGGTTGACTATGAATCTGGACCAAATTGGGGTAGTATAAAGTGATAAATTATGGCTTACTTAAATGCAAATATTCCTGTACAATACGCGCAAATAAAAAAGGAGTATTTATATGACCTTAAAAAACATCATGGAGAAGTTGAAGACTGCATTATCTTTGGTCTTAGCTCTTTGGGGGGTCGTGCTATCTTATGGCATGCACTTATGGAAAATGGCGCAATCTTTTATCGCCTCCCTCTTAACGCGTTTATCCAACGTGGTTTCAAAGTCGAAGACGTACCAGCAAGAAGACTGGATGAATTGGAGCTTTGGAATTCTTTTAGTTATTATCCTGCTGTTACTAGCTGGAATATTTTAAGCGCAGCGTCCGGCAAATATATAGGAAAAGACAAGAAATGGCATTATGGGTCCTATCTATTTACAGTTGACTGGGCCCATCCGGATGGTAATATAATCGACACTGATCATTCAGAAATACCACACGAACATAAGTGTGCTCACATAATAGCCTTAAAAGATGGCAATTATGCTGCCCAACCAAACAATAGGTGTATTTGGGACCTACCTTCATTTACGGTTAAGGATAATATTCCTGATTGGAAGGTGCAAACAAACGAGTGGAATGTAGAAGACACTGGTAAATGGAAGACCGAAGATACAGATAAATTTTTCTACGAGATTGAGGAGAAGAAACATGATTAAACAACCACAAGCAAAGATGTGTGAATTTTGTGGACACAAAATAAGTCACCACGTGCATGAAGGTATTAACAAATGTGCTCACTGTGATTGCAGTTTGAGTCAGGCATCAGGAAACTCTTGGTGGAAAAAAATTATTAGCTGGTTAACGTAATGATAGAGGTGGCCAGGAATGAACTATTATTTTACAGGTGCACTGATTATAGCTTTTGTATTGATAGCTCTTTTCCTACAGCCAGGATACATACCTAGATGAGCAGCAAACCATTAAGAATATCGGAAGAGGCTGCCGTGCAAATGCCTATGAAAACGGTTGCTAGTTTGATCGCGCTCGTCGCAATTGGCACCTGGGCTTATTTTGGTGTTATTGAAACGCAAAATCAACATAATACAAGATTACAGTTAATGGAATCTGATCTTCAAAAGAATACAGAATTTAGAATCAAATGGCCAAGAGGATTAATGGGATCATTACCTGCAGACTCTGAACAATTTATGTTAATTGAAGACCTATATAAAACAACAGAGAAGTTAACAATTAATCAAGAAATGAATACAAGTAATAAACTTCGTATTGAGTTTATGGAGAAACAAATATCTAAAATGTTAGATGATATTGAAAAATTAAAAGATCAAAACAGGGAGATAAAATATACAAATGGAAACGGTAATTAGTAGCGTAGTTGCTCTCTGTATGTTTATAGCAGGTGAGCTAAAAGAACATAGAATACAGCAATCAATGAGTGATTGTTTAAAAGGGAAAAGACTTGCAGAACGTGATATAAATGTTAATGTTCAGTATATGTGCGGGAAGGTAGAAGCAGAACTTGAGTCGAACATTGACGGATCAAAGTCAATTAAAAAAATAATCACAGAAAAATAATGGAATTATCAAGAAACTTCTCTCTTCAAGAGCTTATCAAATCTGATACTGCCATCAGGTTGGATATCAATAACAATCCAAACGCAGGTCAGATAGAGAAATTAAAAGCACTTTGTGAAAATATTTTACAGCCAGTACGTGATCACTTCGGTAGAGTAAAGGTAACGTCTGGGTTTCGTAGTGAGCAGCTGTGTCTAAAAATAGGTAGCTCGATTAACAGCCAACATGCAAAAGCTGAGGCCGCAGATTTCGAATGTATGGGAACTGACAACGCAGAACTTGCTGATTGGATTCATCAAAACCTTCCGTATGACCAGCTCATTTTAGAATTCTACACTCCAGGTGAACCTAACAGCGGATGGATTCATTGTAGTTACACACCTGATCAACCTAGAAAACAATTTTTGTGGGCATACAAATCAGAAGGCAAAACAAAATACAAACCTGTGATTGGAAAGGCAAGAGATCTTGTCTAATAAATTTAAAACTTTTAATAATATAGATACTGTGCATGGTATCTGTGAAGAGTGTCAAGAAGATACTATATTAGTTGCTATCGTTACTGATTATTATAGATGCACTAACTGTGGGTCAGATACGAGACAACACATAAATGGTAGTATAAGATACATGAAGTTAAGTGAAAGAGATAAAGAATATATAAAAGAAAATGGCTAAACAAAAATTTACTCACTTTGTACCTAGGGATAAACCTAAAAAAAGACCTAGACGTCACAAGAAAAATTTAAATAAACATGAAGCACGTGATTTTAAAAAATATCACCGTCAAGGCAGACGAGCTAGCTAGACAGTATAATAAAACTAAAGATCCTTCTGTTCGGGAGGAGTGGTATCGAGTGGTGCGTTCTCTTCGTAATTTTCAACCTTCTCACAATGAAACTTCGGATATAATTCTAAGGCCTCCACGGCGTTAGCTCCAAATACTTCACCATCAAATAATATACCATATGACTCACCCAACCCTTTTTGAACACATGCATAATGGGTTCCATAAAGTCGTTTATAATCGTGTTTTGCCGGTGGTACCTCTGCGCATTGCTGTGATACTACTGAGCATATGTATATTGTTAAAAAAAATTTCATTGACACCTTGTATTATTTGTATATTATCCTATATGATTATATATAAATCGAAAGGATATACTAATGACTGATATAAGTAAATATAAAAGTCTCGCAGTGTCACATGATTGCTACGAGAAAATAGGAAAGATAGCCAAGAATCTGGCACCAGGGGTCACTTTAAGTAGAGCGCAAACTGTAAAAATAATAGTTGATGAGAAAGCCAAAAAGTTAAATGGAAAACTAGAAGAACCTAAAAAAACAAGAAAAACAAGAAAAAGAAAGTAAATGGCAAACTTACAAAGCATATTTCCAAAAGCCGTTAACGTTATTGGAGAAAATAAAGACCCTATTCAATCTTTATGGAGAAACGTATTAATCGTTGCTCTCGAAGATGCACTTGGTAAAGGTTTTAGATGTTACGGAATGTCTGATAGAAATTATTATAATTCAGCTC